TTTTTCGCCCTTAAACAGGATGCTATCGCCCGTTTCCATGTCCCGGAAGGGGTAGGTCGTGCGGTCCTCAGGGATAGGGATATTTGCTTCGATTTGTATCAAGTACTAACTCCCGTAAAAAGAAAATTCAATTAACAAGGGAGTATAGATAAAGTAACGCTATCTGTCAAGGTCAAATCCAATTCAAGGCCGTCTATATAGAGTCTGGGAGGGAAGAGTAGTAAAAAAAAAATCACCTCCTCTTTTCGTAGGGACACCCCAGTAAATTACACTGTTTCTACCCCTGTGATGTACTGTAAGTCAATAACTCATTGATTTCATTCACTTATTACACCATTACGTCTATCACGTCTATTCCCACAAAAAAAATAAAAAAAACACCTCTTACCCTAAAAAGTCCTATAGGGCCCCTCAAAATTGCATAACAACACCCATCCTATATACCCAATTTCATATACATTAGGGAAACCCCCTATAAAAAACACAACAAAATGTACTTGACACATAGTCTTTTCTAAACAATACTACGTGTCCCTAACACATGTAATTAAGAAAGGATAGCAGAGTATGGGCATACAATTCCCTAAACAGTTACACACGGCGGATCTTTCTCTCAAACTTCCTGTTGAAGTAGATTACGGTCTTGATGACAACGGCGAAACTAAAATAACAGCAGTACGCGTGGTCCACGGTCCGGTGTCCATGGATGTCATGGGTTTGCTGACCGAAGACGATTTTTTTGACATATTTGTCCAGTTGGATGACTGGTATCACGAGGTGCTCTGATGAATACTTTTGATGGACTTTTGAATTACCACTATAAATTTTTCACGGGCAAGAAGGGACACCTTTTGGACTGTTGGTTGGAGTTTGAGGATGGGGACCCCTCTGTTGGTTTGTCTGAGTCGTGGTCCGTGTTCCATGCTTATTTAGGCGGTGTGGACATATCTGAGTTGTTGTCTGAGGAGGTCAAGACTGAGATCATTGAGCAGGCCCAGTTGGCTTTTGAGTCTTTTGAGGAGTATTGATATGGCGAAGAAAGAAAAACCCCTGAATTATTTTGAGGTCAATACGTGGATGGTTGAGGATGCAATCAGCACGATGGATGAGGCCATGGCGCTGATTGGGTTGATTGCCCGGGACGAGGACCTTTTTAGGCAAAAGCCGTTGTATGGTGTGTTGACTGTCCTGATTGATTCAAAAAGGACTTTAAACGAATATTTGGAGAAGCCTGATTCGTCGCCGCGTTGTTGAATTAGAGCAGGAGGTTTGCGATGTTACTAAACATATTGACGTGGGTAATGGTTCTGTTTTTGGGGGGCGCGTTGATCGTAGCCATCGGGGCGATGCTGATAACAGTGATTGATTTTTTACAGAATGAGAATAGGGATGATTGAACCAACAACACCTGAAGAGGACGAGGCGTTCAACGAGATCGAACGACAAGCCGAACGCCGCAAGGAGGCGAAGAGGGTGACTATGCGAGTCATTGAAGAGCAAAAAATAATGCACAGGCGCGGCATTGGATTTCTCAAGCCCAAGTCGCAAGAAGAGTTCTACAACGAACTACGCAACGGCATTGTTGAAGAAGTGGCACAGCACATTGAGAAGCTGACGGGCTTTGGCCCTGACACCATCAGTTCGTTTGCAATCTACATTCGGGAAATGAAGAAATGAAGCGAGTCTTGAAATTAGAAGCGGCTTTGGAGCGTTTGCTTAAAGCGCTTGACGGCTATCAAAGGCATGGCGATCTGCTGACCGATAAATATAAAAATGCCTTGTTAGATGCAAAGATTGAGGCAATCGAAGCTTTAAACAAAGATATTGAGGAGATGAAGAAATGAATAAACCAAACAACCCACCAGCATTTCCATCGGGATATGACGTACCCGAAAACCCCGGCATGAGTCTGCGTGACTACTTTGCGGCAAGAGGAATGGAAACACTGATGACAAAAGTTGTTTCCGAACTGGGGAGTAAACATCGTTCAATTGAAGAAGCACAGAAAATAAAAAATGTGTATGCCTCAATGTGCTACGCAATGGCAGACGCAATGTTGAAAGCGAGGGAGGCATGAACTTCCGAGAAACAACAGTCAAGTACATCAAAGACATCCTCCGGTCAAAGACTATTTCCGAGGTGATCTACGCCGAACTGCAAGAAGCACACCTACGCAAGCTGGAGGCCGAGACCGCATCCGAGTATGCCCATGCGGCAATACAGTACAACGAACAACGTATTGCACGGCTGAAGGCAAGACTGACTGAGCATACAGAGGAGGGGGAGTACACATGATCGACCGACTCATACTTGGTGTTGTGCTGTCCGTAGTTGGGTGCAACGGCTTGTTCTCCGAGCCAACGCCGCCAGTAGAAAAAACACTGAGGCAAAAAGCAAAAGAGCGACAGCAAAATAAAATCTGTTTGAGAAAAGACAAAAGACACCAAACTGATACTGTTAAACGTATGTGTAAACGATGGAAGGAGCAACAAGGTGCTTGAAGCAATCAGAACATTTTTCGGTAAGTCGCGTGGGGAACACGGTGAGCGCAGAACAGTCGTGCAAGAAGGTCTTGTATGGCGGTGCAGTAACTGCTACCTTATTTTTTTAACTAAGTCCGCTGGAGACGAGCACAAATGCCAAGACCAAAAAGTGAATTGACAGGTAGCAAACGAATCATTGGAGCAAGACTGACGGAAGATGAATTTAAAGAATGGAGAAAACTGGGAGGATCAATATGGTTAAGAAAATTTCTGATGGAACATCGAAAGAAAAGATTGACATTGGAGAACGAATCCAACAAAACACATGGAACCCGTTCGAGCGGGTAGACCCAAAAATATTGGAAATGCTTCATAGAAAGCATCAATGTAATGCCGAGAAATCGCGAAAGTATTTTTTACTAACCAAAACAGAGGACGCACCCGTATGAAAAAAATCAGCAAATCAACCAAGTTCATGCAATACATCATGGACCACCCCACCGCTAAGGTAGGCACCGCGGCCAAGAAATTTGGCATTACCGCAGCACTGGGTTACCAATTGCGCAAGAAGGCACTGAGCAATCAGAGTGGAATTTTTACTCCGCCTGAGAGGGTGCCGATGCCTGAGCCACGTTTGCCGGACTGGGCTTTTGGAGATTACGTGGACAAGACATTGGACGCTCGGGCCTTGAACTACGGTACGTTCAAAGACGGCGCTGCGCTGATGCAGGCTATCAAACGGACCATGGCTGCCCATGCTGCCACCCACGGCAAGACCTTTGCCGATGACCAGTGGGAAGCTTTGGAGATGATCGTGCACAAGATTGGGCGCATCGTGAACGGTAATCCTGACGTGACTGACCATTGGGTCGATATTGCAGGTTACGCAACACTGATAGCTGACAGGCTGGAAGGACGGGCCCGATGAGCGAAACGATCAAGGTCCGGCCAATGCCCGTGAAGAGGGACCCGGCAGAGGTCCGGGCCCTGTTCCTCGCTGCTTTACGCTCGAACAACTACACAATGAAGACCACGGAGATTGCAGTTTTTACACACTTGCCTGTTTCCATAGTCCGCCGTTGTGGGCTGAACTTAGCCAACGAGAGCAAGATCGAAGCGGCCCTTGTCCCCGGAAGGGGCAAGGGGGAATATCGGTTCACGATCACGAAGCTTGATTTGTTTGAAGATGCAGCAGTGACCAGTACCAATTTTTGGCAGAAATTCAAAAAACTGTTAAGATTTTGATCGTTGAGACCTAGTTGTCGGATTCTTCCGACCAAGCAGGGTAAGGCCTGACAAGCTATCCGGGTGAAAGGCCCCCGGAGCCAATATGCATGGGGGTTGGTAACGGGTTAGCGCCGTTATTTTAAAAAGAAGTTGAATTGCAAGAAGTTGAACACACTGCTTTATGTGAACAACCCCCATACCTGTTGGTTACTTAGCCTCTCCCCAGCTCGGGCCGATCTCTACATCACAGCGGCTGGGAACTTCTAAGCGCACAGCATTGGCCATGATCTCAGCAGCAGCCAGTGCCTCCTCCCGATTCTTAGCACTTAGCGCCAGCTCATCATGCACTTGCAAGATGGGGTCAAACCCGGCCTTGGCGAGGGCCACCATGGCCGCTTTGGTCTGGTCGGCGGCTGACCCTTGGATGAGTTTGTTCAAGCCCTTGTAGG